AATTTGCCATTAAAAGTATTCCAATCAGTAGAGCTTAACCAACCATCAGCAGAAGTAGTAGCTTGCCCTAAAACAGATTTAGCTGTACCATTTTTCCATAATGAAGTAGCATTATCCCAATACAAAATATGCTTATCAACTAAAGACTGTATTAATACATTGTGTAATTCTTCTAATTCAAAACCATTTTGTGGTTTAACAAATATCTCACCATTATTAGAATTTACTCTAGTAACAATACCAATAAAAACCATGTGATTAGGTGCTACTGGCTTATTAGCTAAACCATAAAGCAAGTTACCATCATCCCCAAGCCAAACAGCATCACCAATAGTAGCTGTAGAAGTATTTAATCCAGCTAATAAACCCTCTGTAATGACTTGACCTTGATAATTAGCACTTCCAGTAGCTGTAACTAACCCCATTGTCTTAGAAGATGTAGCTTCAGTAGTATAATCAGCTTTGCTTACTAGCATATTAGTACCATCAGCACCACTTACGTAAACAGCTTGACCTTTAGTTAATGCTACTGCGTACTTAACAGAATGAGCAACGTTGCTTGTAGGTAAACTTGTAGGTTTATTTAGTATCTCTGCAACACCAGAAGTAGCTAGCCAATCAGAGTTTACTTGTGCTAGTGGTATTGTAGGTTTGTTTAGTATTTGAGCATCACCAGAAGTAGCATTCCAATCTGCATTAACGTTTACTTCAGCACCAGCTTGAATACCATCTAACTTCGTTTTATCTGTAGGTGATTGTAATCCAGCATTAGTAGTTGTAGCCAAAGGAATTGTAGCATCTGTACCAGTATCAGAATTAACAACACCATTTGTGGGACTAGCTGTATAAGTCAAGTTTGTAGCACCTCCACCACCTCCACCAGTAGTAGTGCAATTAGCATTTCCAGTACAGCCAAATATGAAAGTTTCCCAATCAGCTTGTGTTGCATACATAATACCATTCTCCATAGCTATGTTCGGATATGTAGCTATAAAACTTTCTCTTGACTCACCTAAATAAATAAAGTATTCAGAAGAACTTGTAAGTTGTTTAGAGCATCGTACATTAACTAACAATTCCTCAATGAATCTATCACCATTATCTGAATCTTCTATAATTAGATAATTTCCTTTTTTATAAATCTTTATTACTGCCATTATACTATATTAAATTTAATATCATTTGTAAACCATAAACTATTAGTAAAATCAGTATTGTACATATTGAACCAATCAGCTATGTAATAAGGTGTTTTAGTCCACAAACTAGAGTCAATACCAATATTACTTGTGCTTATCCATGCTGATGTTTCTACTGATGATTTTGAAGAACGAACAAACATAAAATCATTATTAGCATATTTAGTTTCACACAAATATTCTGCCATCCAAACTCTGCTTTTAATCTTAACAGCTTTATATGTTTTTCCATCGTTTCCAACATAATCTGACACATAAGTTCCATCAACCAATGCTGTTTCTGATGGTAATAAATCTCTGCATAACCTTACATGACAATAATCCATCATTTTTAAGTCTGCTGATGAACCATCTGGTGTCGATTTAACTATACCATTAGATTCAGCACTCCATCTAGCTAAATAGTAATATGGTTTCTCAATGTTAGTAGCTGGACTCGTGTATTTTTCATTTATAGGAATAACAAATTGTCCATTGCTATTAGCATTAGAACCACTTGATACTGAACTTGTACTTAATATAACAGCTATAAATGGTATTGCTGTAAAATTAAACGAATTGTTAGAAACTTTTTCATTACCATCAGTCAAAGTACGAAAATAACCATTCTTATATATTGGTGATACTTTAGAATAATATCCAGTAGCCCTAATATTGCTAGGTGTTACTCCATTAGCAATAGTTAACGTTTGTAAATCAGTATTATTAGGTAATCTCCAGCCATTAGTAGGATTAGCTATATTCCTAGAATCTTGCTGTGCATAGCCATTATACAAGTAGCCCCATCGAATCCACCTACCATTTAAACAATCTATAAAATTATAAACATTGTTAGTAGTACCATTATTATTTATGTTAACATAAGTATCTTTTTCAACATGACCATAATCTACATCTACCCAAGCATTGTTGTAATATTGTTTTACTTGACAATTACAAACACTTGACCATTGACCACTCTTATAAATACTTACAATCTTTTCAATACTCATATCTTAATCCAAATATCGCCATCCTTAAACGTGTTACTACCAGCAATTCCATTAATTCCAAAACCTTTTACGTTACCATATTTAGCATCAAAATCACTTTGAATAGGTAAATTAGCTTGAACAAATACAGCCACACCTCTACCAACAAGAGCATTGCTAGTAATTGTACTCACTAAGTATTGCATCGTTACTTTTTTAGTTACGTATGTAGCTCCTATTTTTTCTGATATATCCAACAAAGAACCCATATCTGGACTAATTGTAGCATCTGGATATTGTGTTATTTTTAAACCCATAATTAATTAGTTTTATAATAAGTTATTACTACTTGTTTCATAGCTATATCATCTGCTGTTCCATTAATCATTGTGTAAAATCTTATTTGACCAGTAGTTTGAGTATAAAGATAAACCATACCTCCAGTAAGAGATATTCCACTATGAACAATTACACATTGAGTAGGGTCTGTAGAGAAACTAGAATGAAGCACTCTAAAGTTTCCAGCACCATCTTTAATAATAGTAGGACTAGTTGCATCAATAGTATTCTTTAATGTAGTTATAGTAGGTGTAGAAGTGTTAAATCCACTTATAGCAACTGTAATACAAGGAAACGGAATTGGATTTATATAGTTAGTCAACTTTTCTAAACTCATACTTCTAGTATCAAAACTACTGTTTGGTAACAATTCAGATACATCAATCAATGAAAGCTTGTTAGGATTAGTAGTGCTTATGCTACTATAGTCTGTTATTTTTTCGCCCATTATTCTATAATTTTATTTAGTGAATTTTCTGTTAACTTATCAACACCATCCTCTGTTATTTTAAACGTTTCTTGAACTATGACAATAGCTTCATCACATATCTTAGAAGATATAGTAAAAGAACTTCCAACTAGCTTGCTTGTATCTAAATAACACTCTATAGTTCTAGTAGTAGCATTAACAATAGTGTACTTAGCTGTAGCACCAGTAATAGGATACAAAGGATTTTGAGTATTAGTTTGGTGTGGCACAACTGATGATAACAACCATGATGGATTAGATTCTGTAGTTTCAATCATAACATCACCCCAACCATCATAAAGAAAGATTTTGTTATAAATATGAGTAGCTTTAACTTTAATCTTTTTACCTAATACGATAGAACTTAATTCCACGTTTGTATCTGCATCAAACAACTGAATTGTAGAAGTAAATACACCAGTTTCATTATAATCCCAAAATGAAATTAATTGATATTTATAATCAAAAACACCATTTCTTTCAATCTGCAATTTATAATAAGCATTATAACCTAAACTATCAAGCGAGTAATTTCTCCAATTCTTATTATTAGTTTGATTACCAACAAAGATAGAACTAGCATTAGTTTCAGTTAACCAATATCTCCAGTTAATCATTACTGGATAAGACAACCTAAACACTTTAGTATTAGCATCAACAACATTCTTTAACTTTAAAAAGCCTTGTTTCTTAGATGAAGCACTAGGCAAGTTGTATTGTCTATCACTATACAAAGTACCCCATATATCCCAGTTCTGCTGACTTAAACCAAAACTCATTTCATCCAATGTAAACTCATCAACTATCTCATTATTAACCTTTTTAACAGCAACTATACTAGCTATTACACTAGTGTTCACATCAGCTTTTTTAAGCTGAAATTCTGAAAACAAATTAACGTTATCTTGAATATTACAAGAATAAGCACTTAACGAATTTGCTGGTGTTTGAGTTATATCAGCATAAGTAGTGTTATTGTTTTCTTGTGTATAGAAGTTTGTTAATGGTGTTATCTCTTTACCTACTGGCATTTTCTTTTGCAAATCACCATCAAATAAAATATGATTTACATTGGCTACTTTAATCCAAATAATCAATCTTCTATCATCTTCATTTTTAGATTCAAAAAAAGTTGTTTTAGTAGAATCAAAATATATTTTACCATTTATAACTGAAAATTTATCACTCCCACTTGTAGAATCAACAACACTATCTAAGTTTATTTTAACAATACAATTCAAAAATATAGATGGTAAAGTATCACCATAATTGTATTTATAAGAACCATAGCCAAGCAATGTAGATTGATTATCTTTTTTATTCTTATTGTAATCAGATAAAGTAACATAACTAGCACCTATTTCAAATCCAGTATAAGCTGTAAAGTCACTATTCTTAACTGTAGCACTAAAGCTAATTGCATCTGCTAAATCAACGTTATAATACAATGTTGGCATAATCAATGCTGTTAATTCACTCTTTTCAGTTCCAGCATTATAAGCTTCATCATACCAACCAGTATTAGCATTAGAATTGTAATATAATTCAGTAGGTGTAATATCTGCATCAGATAAAGCAAACTTCATTGAAGCTACTAATTTTAAGCAATTAGAACCTTTAAATCTTTCCTCAAATAATATGTTTGGATTTACAATTTGAAATTGAATTTCATACTTTTTAGTAATAAATAATGGTGCTTTAGATATTCTATTAACATTAGCTTTTCTAGTTATTGTAAGACCAGTAATTCCAAAGTTTCCACTTTTCTTACCACTAGAAGCTAAGCTTGCGAAACCATTTACTGGTAACACATTTAATGATACATTAGGTGCTAAACCAAATCTAGTTTCTTGACCATCAATCAAAGAACCTAATGAAGCTGTAGCTGTGTTGTTACTATCAGCTATAAAGTTTAAGCTTAAATTAAAAGAATTTCTTGTAGTAGTTTTATATATCAACCAAGTGGTTGAACTATCAGGACTACCATGAAACAACCCTATATCAGAAGAATAAGTTAATGTTGTATCAGATAGAGAAACTATAGTAGTTGTTTTGTTTACTACCAAACTATCATTACCATCAAAAGAATTAAAAGTAATAGTATCACCAACTCTAAAGCCCTCTTTTAAAAAAGAAGCATTACTACCAGATAAGGTAATGGTTTTATCTAAACTATTTATGCTAAAATAAGTTGTAGGTGTTGTTATGATAGAAATATCTTCTAAAACTGTAAACTTACAAGTTGTAGAATCCCCAGCATTAGCTGTAAATGTGTTAAATTGCTGATTAAATGAATCAGTAAATATGCTATTTGTTAGTTGTATTGGCATCTGTTAATTCTGTTAGTAAATTATTTAAAGCTTTAATATCTTTATTTTTAACAGCTTCACTTATGCTATTACTTATTCCTATCAGCTTGTTTAATGATTCTTTTTGCTCATCAGTTTCAGCCCTAGAAAGTAAACCATCATAAATAACTTTCTGTTTTTCAATTACTTCCTCAATTGACCTTATTGTATCTCCTAATAGTTTTTCCATAATTCAAAATTAAAATATTTTATTCACTTCTATCTTATTTGTATTTATATTTTTTGGCTCTTTATACGTTATTATCGCATATTGCTTTTCATCATAGTATTCCATGTTTAAAATTTCACAATCTTGACCATCTATAGTAATGAAATTATTTTTATAAATAGAGTAAAAAGTGGCTGAATCCATAGGGAATTTAATATTACTTCTAATAATTCTCATATAACCAGAGTTAGGACTATTTATGTAGTGAAACTTATCCCATAATACAGAAGTGCTTAATAATGTTTCGTTAGAATTTTTAGCTGGTCTACTTACACCATCATGAACAAATATCTTAGTAGACGAATAGTATAGCTGTGAAACTAACACTACACCCTTTTTATCAGCATAATTATCTCCACCACCAGAAACCCATTGGAAAGCATCAACTAAACCTTGATAAATATCTTCAAACCAATTTGTAGTTTGCTTTGTATAAGCTAACGAAAAAGGTATGCTAATATCAGTCAATCCTTTTACTGTACTTAATTGTGATGTAGGTGAATTAGGGTCGTTCTCCAAAGAGTATTCAGAAGCTTGATGAACATAGTTATCTAATGTTACAATATCAGAATAGTCATTACTATAATGAATGTAGTATCTTTTAAATAATCTTGAAAAATCATATCTGTATTTATTTATTCTAGTGCTTTGGTCGTTTAATGAAGAATAAAGTTTAACATCTGAATTTCTTTTAAATTTATCCCATCTTTCAAAATAAACCTTTTTATCTACAACTCTAGTTTTTGCATTAAACATAGATTCCATTACCGAAATTAAATCACCCAATGTACTTACAGAATCTTGCTCTGTTGGATAACCTCTAAATAATTTATCTGTAGTAAAATCAGAAAATGAAATGTCATAGAAACTAGGTGTTGCATCATTTAAAGGAACAGGCAACAAAGCTAAATTAGCATACTCATTATCAAATATTGAAGATTCAAAAGTATAACCTAAATACTTACAACCAGCGTTTATTAAGTCCTTAACTAAATTTGCTTTAGCTAGCTTTATTGGAGGATTTAACAAGTCTTTTATATTTTCCCAAAGCTTAGTAGATTCATAAACTAATATAGAGAAATAAACAGCATTTAAAGCTACTTTAAGTCCAGCACTTAGTATTTCCCCTAAAGATGAAAAACCTGCAAATGGTATCTTACTAAACTCTTTAGCTGATTCAGAAGTTTCTTTACCTTGCTGTGCAATTGCTATACTCATTGAATACATTGCTATAAACGAACTTACAGCCAAACCCTCTTTATCTACTGGTAAAACTATGTATTGTAACTTTACAGTAGGAATAGGATTTTTAGAATTGATTAATGAAAAAGATAATCCATCTGCTCTATCATAAAAATCATCATGAAAATTTTGCAACTTTACTCTGCATTGTATTTGATTATCCTCAATTTGATGTTCTTCAGTTAAATCAATATAGTATTTTAATTCAATACCATTTTGCATTTCAACTCTATATGGAACACCCTCAAACAAACCAGTATCTTTAATATGATTATCAACTAGCAATTTAGCTTCTCTAGGCAATAACAATGAATCAGTTGTTACTTGAACCTCATCTGCTTTAGCTTCAAAGTCCACCTTAACACCAATATCAAATAAGTTCCTAGGTGTTATTTCTTGATTGTTTATAAAGTGTCGCATATTTTATTAATTTTGTAATGTTTCCTTGATTTCTGATAGTTCAGAGAATTGCACCACCTTAAACAAGTGGTGCTTTTTTATTAGCTATATCTCCGAATGTTTCTTACAGTTGTATTAGGTTTCTTAGTAGTTTCTACAATGTGCATTACACCACCAAGTATCTCACCAACTTCTATATTTGTTTCAGATTTATTCATAATTGTTTTCTCTAATGAATCTAATTTATCAATAAGTAAGTTAGTTTCCCAATTGTTTTTAATCTGAATTGCACCATCACCAGACTTAACCAATTTACCTAACCTATGTTCTTCAGCTAATTTAGCTATTTCATAGGTAGTCATGTTGCCAGTCATAGCTGATAGTCTAGGATTTAATATCTTCTCACTACCATCTACCCTAACAATGTAACCGTCTTTACCTTGCAAATCTGGATTACCTAATGCTGTTTTAACATCTGTTTCAGTACCCTTATAGAATGTTGGTAAAGTCTTAACGAATTGTGATAGTACAGTCATATCAGTTACAGTCTTAGTTAATGGATTTTTAATTTCTGGATTACTAGCATAAGAAGCATAAGTTGAATAAACTGATTGTGCTAATTTAAGCATCTCTATTCTTCTTTGCTCTCTTTCAATGTTCTTCTGAATCCTAGCTTGTTCTTTTTCATTTAGTGCTAATGATTCTGTAGCTTCTATATTTCCATTTACAGCCAATTGAGTAAGCTTACTTTGTTTCTCCTTAACTTTATCTAGGTTAAGTCCTAATTGCTCTAATCTTCTTTCAGATTGAGTAACCATCATTTCAAGAATCAAGTTAATATACTCATAAACACTTTTGGCTGTATCTTTCATAGATTCCATACCCTCTTTAGCTGATTCAACTATTTGCTCATTAATGTCTTTAGTTTTCTCTAGCTTTTCATCTTGAAGTTGTTTATACTCATAATTAGTTTCAGCATCTATAGCTTTAATCTTTGTATCAAATTCTTCTTTTCTTTTAACCTCATTATCTGTTCTAGTCTTAGTGTTTTTTTCTTCAAACCTTTTAAAAATATCATTAACAGCATCTAAAGCTTTTTGCTGACTAGCACCCAACTTTGCTTTTCTACTTGATTTTTGATTTTCATCTAAAGAATTCATATTGTCTACAGCAATCATATGATTTTGATAAGTTATTTCAACTTTCATTCTTTCCATATCTTTGAAAGCTTCTATTTGCTTATCATAAAATTCTTTTTCTTTATCTGATTTTTCTTTATATTCTTCTTCAAGCTTTTTCTTTTTATAATTAGCTTCAATATCAATCTGATTTTTTCTTAGCTTTTCAATAGCATCTAAGTTTTGAATTATTTTTTGATATTCTTCACTACCTATAATCTGTGGTGCTATGTTTAGTAAAGTCTGGTCTAAACCTTCTTCAATTTGAATCCTCTCAAACTCACTACTAGCTTTTCTAATTTGCTTTCTATAATCTTCAATTATTTCTTGTGGGAATATATTACTTCCAATAATACCTTTTTCACCTAGATTATTTTTAATACCTAATCCATCTGGCATCTGAAATAAGTTAGACAAACCTCTCATTCCTTGTTGAGTTTTCAAAAATGAATTGTCTTTATAGAAAAATAACTTAGCTAGTTTTGCTGACCTATCAACTGCTTTATCTAAAGATTTATTATATTCATCAAGTTTAGTTTTATTCGCTGTTTCTTCTAAATCCCTTAAAGCTTGATTTACATCAATAACATATTCTTCTAAATCTTTAAATTCAAACTTAATAGCTTGTATTGGTGCTGTATAATTTTTAACAGCTTTACCAACTTTATCAGAAGCTTTTACTGTACTATCAGCAAAATTCTCTGTTAGAGTTTCACTATCTCTTAATGAGTTTTTATAAGTTATAATCTCTTTGTTAATCTTAGCAATTTCATTAGTATAATCATTAAACTGCTTAATATCTATTGCTCTTTGGTCTCTAATAGATTGATTATTTACATCTCCATATTCCTTTCTTATATCGTTAATATTTACAACTTTTTTTAAATCATTAAGCCAACTTTTATCATCAACAATAACTTCTTTATTTGCCTTTACAGCTTTACTTAATTCTTTTTCATCCCTTAAAGGAATTGTCATATTTGTAAACTGACTTTTCTTAACAAAAGAAAATCTTTCTTTTTCTTTTTTTATTCTATCTTCCGTAAGCTTATTTATTCTAGCCAAAATAATAGCTTCATTTTCACTCCTTTTTAGTGCAAGTTTTTTATCAGCTTCTATTTGTAAGTCTTGTTTTTTATTTTTATCTTTTTCTTTATTTATTTTAACTGTGTACTTCAATTTAAGTTCGTCTGCTTCCAGTTCAATTTTACTTAATAACTTTTCAGCTTTTCCTCTACCTTTATCTATAGCTGTCTTATAGTTGTTATACTCATCCCTAGCTTGTTTCCATCCACTAGCAATGTCATATACTTTCATTGCAACATCAGTTAATACAGCAATTATTACAGAAGCACCAATCCCCTTTAAAGCACCTTGCAACCTACCAGCCGAAGCTGAAGCACCATCCATTGCTTCTTTACTCTTAAAGAACCCTTTTGTAACATCAAACAATGTTAGTGCAAATAACTTTAAATTACCTTGAGTTACAAAAAGTATAGTTTTGTAAGTAGCAAAAGAAGTAGTTAGTAAAACTAAAGCTTTTAATATAGAACCAATATTTTCACCTAAATACTTTATAGTTCCAGCTAATCTTTCAGTAGTCTTAATACCTTTACCAGCTTCATCAATTGTTAATACAATATTTGTTTTAAGCAAGTTCCAAGCACCACCAAGAGTTTTTAATTTATTAGCTGAAGCATTACCTAAAGTCTTTTCTATTTCTTTACCAAACAAAGGAAGCACATCTTCACCCAACAATACACCATCTTGCAATAACTTGTTAAGTTCAACTTCTGTAACACCAATTGCTTTTGCCATAAGGTTAAAAGCTCCTGGGAGTCTTTCTCCTAATTGCTGTCTAAGTTCCTCACTTTGAAGCGTTCCCTTAGAAAATATCTGTCCTACAGCCCTTAAAGTTCCCTCAATATCATCATTACTTAAAGCTAATGTTGAACCAGCTTTTATAATCTGCTCATACAGTTCTTTTCTTCTAGCTAACGATACATTTGATTCATTAGTTGAAGCTATAAAGTTTTTATACGTGTCTACAATCTTATTAATATCTTGTCCGTATTTTTTAGAAACTTCAGAAGCAAATTCAAAATTGCCTATATATTCTTCTGTACTTTTAGATACAGCACGTAACGATAACTGAAGTGTGTTTAATTGTACTTGTGCATCTACAAAGTATCTTAAACCCTCAAATACACCAAAAGCCAATCCCATCTGTCCTAAAGCATAAGACAACTTGTTTACAGCATTTCTGTAATTACCAACATTTCTAAAATTATCACCAACTTTAGCATCTAGCTTTTTTAAGGCTTTATCAGCTAAATTAGCTTCTGTAGTAACGTGTCTATATTCTCGTGCTAGCTTTCTATACTCATCAGTATTTTTCTTTCCATCACGTTCTAATTCTAGCATTTCTGCACCTAACGTTTTAGATTGATTTTTCAAATCTCTAGTAGCGTTAGATAAACGTTTGTAAGCATCAGCTAAATCTTTAGCTTGCTTTTCTGCTTTCTCATTTGCTTTGGCTTGCTTTTCTGCTTCTCTATTTTGCCTATCAGTAATTCTATCAGCTTCTTTCTGATTCTGTATTCTAGTTTTGGTTTGAACTTCTATTGCTCTAGCATTTTCTGTAGCTAACCTTGCATTAGATTCTGATTGTACTTTTTGTGTTCTAGCATTTTCAAGTGCTAACTTTGCATTAGACTCTGATTGTATTTTGTTTGTTTTAGCTTTTTCTGTAGCTGTCTTAGCATCTTGTGTTGCTATCTTTGCATCAGATTCTTTTTGTGCTTTTTCAATTTTAGCTAAAGATTCTTTTTTATCAGCTAATATTTTAGCATTAGTTTCTTTTTTGCTACGAAGCATTTTAGCATTAGATTCTTCAATTTTATTAAAAGTTTCTAATTCTGATTTTAAAATCTTAGCATCAGATTCAGCTTTTTGCAGTGCTATTTTCTGACTTATAGACAAAAGTTTCTTTTCAGCTTCTTGTTTCTTAGTAGCTAAGTCTAAAAGTTCTTTATCAGTCTTAATTTTTTCTCTAGCTAGTCTTTCAGATTCTTTAGAGATAGTAAGCAACTCTTTAATTCCTTTAATATCATCTACCTTTATTTTGCTAACAGATTCTTTTAAGCTACTTCCTAGACTAGCAAATGAAGTATTTAGTTCATTTATTTTATCAATAGCTGTATTAGCACTCTTTACAATATTGTCAAAGAGGTCTTTGTCTGCAATTTCGTCTTTAGTTATTTTGTTTGCCATATTCTTCTATTATTAAATAAAATTCTTTTACACTTATCTGTTTCCAATCAAGTCTGTAACCTAACCATTGACCTAACTTAATCAAGGTCTTTTCAATTGAATAATCTCCCTCAACCTCCTTTTCCTCATCTCTAAGAGCTTTAATCTTCTGTTCCTCTATATCTATCAAAGTAATGTTCATTCGATTGCCAGTCCTCAAATATTCACATTCTAACAAAGCTTTTCTTTTAATAGCATTAAACAACTTTTGTTCTTTTGGTGCTATTCCTTTAAACTCTGTTAATTCATTATATAAAAACTCCCAATGCTTTTCACTTTCACTTGTAATCTTAAATTCTTTGTGAACGTACTCTAGCTTTCCCTCTAAACACTTATGCCAATTATATAGTGGCATATCTTCAATTGATTCCCAAAATTCCCCTTGCATATTTTATGTAGTATGGTAAAACGTTTTTTCTTAAAATAATATAATCTCTTTCTTGTAACCCTACAATATCTTCTCCGTATATTTTAAACAAATCAATCTCATCAGTCTGTACACCCCTATTTGTAAAACTTCTTTTAATATTATCAGATTTTATTTCTACAAAATCAAAGTTTGGCTGTGCTAATTCAATTGATTGCCAAAAATCTCCAGAATATTTCATTGTGTAATTAGAACCAGCTTTAACAATTCTTCCAATTGATTCTTTATAAATCTGTTCAGTCCTAGCTGAATAAACTGATTCTTTAGTATATTTATTTGATATTATCCTACCTTTACTATCTAAACCCTTTTCTAAGTTTCTAGTATTTAAGTAGTTAACTAAGTTCGATATGATGTCATGTTTGAAAGCAAACTTAAAGGCATTACCATTACCAGACTTTAAAGCTAAAGCACTATACAGCATTTCACCAAGTCTAGTATTCATCAAGTTAACCATAACTCAAAGTTATAAAAAAAGGGTAACATACAAGCTACCCTTAATTCAATTAGATTTTATGTAATTACATTATTATTGTCTGATATGGATTGAAAAATGATGAACTCATTTCAAAACCTCCACCAAAATATTTTAACCCATAAGGATTAATAAGACTACCAAATTGACCTCCAACACTGGAAATATCAACTTTATATTTCCCATTACCTAAATCTGTAATTACCCAGTTAATATCAACACCATTAACAGCTTCATAAGGTGGCACGTAAACTAGATTACCTTGAAAATCCTCATAAAACTGAAAGACATAAAACTTGAATAAACTAGGATTTAAACCAGCAATAGGAATATCATTTTCAGCATTTTTATAAACAACATCAATTGTAAAATAGTCAATCGTAAAAATATCACTAAAACTGACTACTGTTTCAGCAATAACAATATCCTTAATTCCACTAACTAGGTTAAAATCAAAGTTAGTATCACTATAAGGTATTAACCACATTTTAGATTCTTCTACAGAAGTCAAGAAGTCAAATGTTAAGTTCATTTTCTGAACATTAGCATCACTTGCAAATACTATCTTAGCATCTAAAGACTTATTGTTTATTGGAATTGGGTAAAGGAAATTACCATCTTTAATACCAACTAAGTTATTGTTAGCATCAACAGCATAAACACCAACTTGTGAACAAGTAAATGAATTTATGATATTTAAAGCTTCTGGACTTTGAAGATACATATCTCCATTAAAGCTTCGTTTACCAGGCTTAATAAAGAATTTTCTACCACTAGCTGTTTCTTCAAATGAACTATCAGCAATAGGCATTTCAACATTATCAAATGATTCTAAAGGATACCATCTGTCTTTTGGATTTACAGCAGTAAATAAGTTAGAAAAGTTTGGTAAAGCTGTTAAATCTACCCTTGTTAAAGCACCAGTAGAATTTTTAAGATTAACAAATATTAATCTAGTTGTTACACTTTGTAGGGTAACACAATTCGGTAATCCAGTATTGGACAAACCTAATCCACATTTACAACCAAACATATTTTATTTTTTAAAGTTCATAAAAAAAGGTAGGGCATAACACCCTACCCATTAACATAAAAAAGTAATTAACTATTACAAAGGTGTGCTTAACAATCCCTCATAATTTGAAGTAGATAATACTTTCAATTTAATTGGTGTTAACAAAGGTGTATTAGCAATTGTTAAAGTGTACTGACCATCTACAGAAGTAGATTCAGCAACAGCACTAATAGCAATAACATTACCAGTAGTAGCGTTAGTCAAAGCAAAGTTAGCTAACAATAAACCTTTAACAGCAATTGGATTGTTACCACTTCCATAGTCTAATTTAGCATTAACAACAAGAGAAGTAGCAGTAGAAGAAACTTTAGTCAAGTTAACATCTAATATACCATCAGCACCATTGAAATCGTAATTAGCATCTGATTGAGAAACCAACCATAAAGTAGATTCATCAAATAATCTATACCAGTCAAATGACAACATGATTTTTTGAATAGAAGCATCTGTAGCAAACATTAATTTAGCTTCAAACGATTCGTTATCTACTGGAATTGGGTATAAATCATTACCAACTTTAGAACCAACTAAAGAACCATTAACATCAACAATGTAGAAACCAAAATCAGAACATCTGTTAGATTCAAGTTTAGACAAGAATGTTGGTGTTTGCGACCATAATTCACCAGCGAAAGAACGTTTACCAGACTTGATAAACACTTTACGTCCAGATGGTGCTTCTTCAAATGTAGAATCAGCTTTTGCCATTTCAACATTTTCAAATACTGGTAGTGGATACCATCTTTTAGTAGCATCTAATTCTGTGAATAAAGAAGCCCAAGTAGGGAAAGTAGTTAATGATACTTTGTTTAAAGCACCAGTAGCATCTTTTAAAGGAACAAGAATTAATCTTGAAGTAACACTTTGTAGAGTGATACAGTTTGGCTGTCCAGTATTGGATAAGCCAGAGTTACATTTACAACCTAAAGCCATTTTTTATAAATTTTAATTAGTTAAAGAAAAAGGGGTTTTTACACCCCAATTAATTATGGTTTCAACAATGCAGTTTTTGCAGTAGAGAAAGTACCTTTTACAAATGCTTTGTAGTGGTTAGTTTTCACATAATGAGTAGCACGTGCTTCACATAAGATTGTGAACAAGTTTTTAGTAAAGTCATCATTTACGAAACCTACTTGAATGTTCAAATCTTCTCTAATACGCAAGTTAGATTTAGTAAAATCACCAACTAAGAAAGTACCAGAAGTGATACCAGTATTAGTAACAACTGGAATACCTTTGATTCTTGTATCTCCGTTAGAGTTAACATAAATCATTGGATAAGTGTACTCACCTTGAGTTGTTTTAATCAATTCCATTTTAGCACAATCCTCTGGGTGAAGAATAATGTAGTTTGGCATAAATTCTTCTTTCTCAATTTGAACACAAGCAACTCTGATTACATCAGCTTCGTTAGGTGTAACAATTGATAAAGCAAAACCACCAGCAGAGAAAGCAACAGCATTAGTTAAGATACCAACTAAGTTATCTCCTAAACCATCACCAGAAAGAATTTGCTCATCTAATTTAAGTTGAACTAACTCTACTAATTCAGTATTGATTTCACCTTGCATGAATGGTAAATCAGAAGCCATTTCTTTAGATACTTTAATCCAAGCAGTAACTTTCTTAACGATAGCTTGTCTTTCTACTAAGTCAAAATCAGCTTGTGATTTCAATGCACCTTCAGCAGTCATTCCAGCACCTCCATCTGGAGAAGTTTGCTCGATGTAAGTGATATACTTAGAAGTAGTACCAGCAGTATTTACTAACTCACGTAAAAAAGGTTTACGTCTTACGATTCTAGCAACACCAGTTTCTAATTGTGTTAATGCAACAGTACCACCAGTATAGTTACCAGTTGTTGTCATTGTACCAGCTACTTTAACATCTAAAGCAACAGTACCACCTTTTCTTTCTAATACCTCATTGATTTTTTCAAGATTATCAGCATAAGAATCAGCAATTGCTTGTCCTAAAGATTTAGCAGTAACTTGCATAGACTTAGAAGCTTCTTTAATACCCTCTAATCTACCCTCTAATGTAGCGATAGCTGTTTTTACAGCAGTATCATCATACGTTTTAAATTTAGCGATTTCGCCTTTCAATCCCTCTAAATCTTCTTTAGAAGAAAAGTTTGCTGTTTTTTCAGAGAACATTGAGTTTAATTTCTCAATAACTTGCTCTGGAGTTAAGTTGTTTTCCATTTTTTAATTTGTTTAAAAAGTTATTTATAATGTGCGTTAGACTTGATTGAGTGTAATCGGCTCTAAGTTAACATTTGCATCCATCCTTATATTTTGAAAGATTAAACTGAACTGAAGCACCACTTAAATTCGCATCTAATATGTTTTCAATCATCCCAGTTACACTTTCAGTACCAAACCTACTAAAACCTAGAACGTTAAAATTTACTATTCTTTTCATCAACGCATTTTTGTCGATAACTTCTTTAAATGCATGTGCTAAAGCTATCATAGGTTTAACAACTTGTGTTCTATGGTCTTTCGTATAGTAGTTTAGTATATCAGTTTCATCTAAGAAAAAGACTTTCATTTCAATATCTCTTTCTAAAGATGATTCAAACCCATAATGCAATTCATTAACCAATTCCAAACACCAAACTATAGGTGTCTTATCCATCAAGTTAGCAGTCTTTAAATTCCACTCATTATTAGTGGCAGTTCTAGTTCCAAACATAGCAGTAGGCTTTGGAATCAATATATTAGATACAATGTTCACATTGTCTAACTCAAAATAAGTATCTGTAACTAATGCTGTAACAAAAGAAGATACTATATTTCCTCCCAAGACTTTACCAGATACTTTCTTACCAACTCTAAGCCATTTAGTATTACAAGTGTAAACTCGTAACTTACCATTAACAACAGACAAGGAATTAATGCTGATACTATTATCAATTGCATTAACAATTTCTTCAAAAATCTCTGATACATCTTTCATAGCCAATAAGCATACATTTTATTATAACCTCTAAACTTTTCATACTTAACATTGCTTAAATTAAGCATAATGTAGTCTTGAATAGCTTTGTAAGTTTTAACAGCTTCATTGTATCTTAGGTAAATAGGATTGTGAGCAGAAACAACACCAGAGTTTTCATTCCTAGGTTTAGTCATACCGACTGATGTGTTTTGTGCTACTTTATCTTTCATGTACTCAAAATAAATGAATCCAATAAGCATATCTTTCATACCTCTTGAAATTATAAGTCTGATGTCTGTTTCATATTTAAAAGCATTAAATATAAAAACGTAATTAGCATTCTGTGGAACGTTATTTACTAAATCAGCTTTAAAATCATTAAATAAGTTGATACCCAACAACTCATTCAAATATATTTCTTCATATCTATCAATATACTCTGTAAGCTTTTGGGTATCATACATACCAGTATGAAGTTCAAACTTATCTGTAAAGTCTGAATTACTTAGAAATAGTGCCATACTTTCTTTCTACAAAAAGGTCAGCCATTTCCTTTGTTACGATAGCTTTTGTGTTAGCTAATCCAAAAGGTGCTGTTCCGTTAAATTTAAACAATACGAAACCATCTTGTACTTGTGCGTTTTCTTCAGCCATTTTTATTTTATTTTAGTGATTACATTATTCCAGTCAAATCCTTTTTCTTCTATTACGATAGCTTTAGGATTCTCAATATTTAATTGTGCTATTTCAGATAATTGAGCAGTAAGATACTTTAATCTCATTTCCATTGTATAAAGTCTTTCGTCTGTACCTTTACCATTAACCAATGACTTGCAGATTGTGTTTATCTCATCATTAATCTTTTTAAGCACATTTTCTTTATCTTCAGATTTACCAACTTCCAATACTGGTGTCATTTCATTAGCACCAAATGTTACAGCAGAACCCTCCCATAATGCGACTTCAGAAATCAAGAAATAACCTCCATTACCCATAGTAGCATCTTCTACCCATTTAGTCTTATCAGCCATGTATCTGAAACCTATAGAATGTTCTCTGATAATACCATCTTGATAATCTAACAAAGCATCATTACCCAATGTAGAGTTTCCAAGTTCGCCTACAGCATACAATCCAAAATCATCTTCTTGCAGTTCAACGAATTTACCAATTGGCATTTCCCAATTATGGTAACGCAAGTAAGCTATCTTTCTATTAGAAATAGAATCAACACCACGTTCTTGTAAAGACTTTTTAAAACAACCTTTAACAAGCATATCAGAATCAGAATCTATATTACCAAAGTGGCTCAAATAGAATGATACTTTCCTAGACGTGCTATCTATATCTTTAACTTCAAGACCTTGCGACTTAATTTTATAGTGATTATTTATTTTACTATTCATAAATCTTTTAAATTTGTTTCTACAAAAATATAATTTAATTATGAACAATTCTTTTTGGAGTGCATTTTTTGGTATAACAGACCCGAAGTTAAACAATTTAGCTAGGAATCAAATGCCAAATAGACAATATTCAGTTGACTTCTTTGGGAAGAAACAAGCTGTTTGGGTAGATACATCAGATTCTTATAAACTATATATTGAAATACCAGAATTACGTACTGTAATAAATAAAAAAGCACAAATGCTTTCTTTAGGTATTCCAAAGCTAGTAAATGATAAAGGAGATATTATAGAAAAGCATTGGGTGTTAGATTTAATTAAAAACCCTAATCCACTACAATCATGGAGTGATGTAATTTATTCTATTTCCGTAAATGATTCATTACATTCATCTTCATTTGTTTATGCTCCTAAGAGAATAGGTGAAATAGTGAATCTATTTGTGCCACTTCCATCACATAAGATGCAAATTAACACTACTGGTAAATCTTTAAAGCAAATGACTAAAGATGGACTAATAAAAAGCTACACTTACAACTATGATGGACAAAACAAAGAAGATTTAAGTTTAGAAGAAGTTATCATCATTCAAGCTAATGATGGTATCAACATTTTAAATCCAGTATCAAGAATTGAATCTTTAAAATTCCCTATCTCTAACATTAAAGCACAATACAACAAAAGGAATGTATTATTAGAAAATTTAGGTGCAATTGGTATCTTATCTTCAGAAAATAGTGATATGGGTGGTGCTTTACCTATGACACCAGAAGAAAAAAGAGACATTCAAAGAGATTGGTATTACAGAAATAAAGATGAGTTAATGATTACTGAATCGGCTGTTAAGTGGCAACCAATGTCTTATCCTACTAAGGACTTAATGCTATTTGAAGAACTTACAGCAGATAAGTTAGCTATCATTGACCTTTTTGGACTGAACTACTATATCTTCTCAAATGAAAAAGGTAGTACGTATTCAAACGTTAGGGATGGTATGAGAATGGCATATACAGATACAATTATTCCAGAATCTAAAAAGATATATGATAACATCACAGAATCTTTAGGACTAGACAAACAAGGATTAAGAATTGTTGCTGATTATGACCATGTACCAGTTCTTCAAGATGACTATTTATCTCAATCTGAAGCACTTAACAAACGAGCAGATGCACTAACAAAAATTGTAAATGCTGGTATAGGACTTTCAGAAGAAGAAATGAGAGCATTATTAAATATATAAGATAAGGGACAATTAAGTCCCTTTTTTTATTATCTCATAAGTACCATCTGTAAACAGCAGAATGTGTCCATGTGAATCTTTCCAGATTTCTTTTATTATTCTATCACCAAACTTTTGACCTCTGGTAAACCTTGCTTTTGCCACAATACAATTATAAATTTGTAAAATCTACAACTATAGGATTGTAGTCAATTTCTATAAGTAATCTAAACCAGCTATCAATACCTAATTCTCGCTGTCTTATAGCACCACAAAAATAAAATTCTTCATTGGATATAAACCAATTGCCATCAGCGTCTAATTGCGGATTGAATAATTGCCCTTCATATCCCCATACTTTACCTGTAAGGATGTTCTTTTGTTCTAATGTTAACTGTCTAACTTTAATCATGATTAATAAGGATAAAATTTAGTTTGTAATTCAGTTATTTCTGTCTGTGTTAATTCTTTGTTATACACATTCACTTCATCAATGAGGGCGTTACTATAAGCGTATATATTAGAACCATTATTATACCTATAAGCACCAATTGAACATAAAGAGTTAGGGAAAAGAACAGAAGTGTATAACGGATTTAAAGTGTTAGTTCCTAGAGCCAATGTTGTTGTTTGAAGCACTCCATTCCTGTAAAATTTAGGTGCTGTTGACACTTTTTTAGTAACCGCTACATGATACCATGTGTTTGCAGTAAACGAGCCACATGTCCACGCTGAAACCGATGTATTATTTGCAACCGAAAGTCTTAAAATTCCACTTACAAAACCAAAGGCAACCCCATAGTCTTGTGTTATAGCATTTCCATTTGTAGCGGTAACTATATATGACTCTCCACCGGGAAAATTATTATAATATACCCACGCACTATAAGAAAAATCATCTGAAAAACTAAAGCTATCATTAGGTAAAGTTACATAAGCATTTGTCCCATTTAAATTAAAAGCATTACCACTTTTTCCAGCACTATAAATTAACCCTCCTTGTGCCGTTCCGTTATAAACTCCTAAAGAATCATTTGCATTTGATTCACCTTTGTATACTGCATATAAATTTGTTAACAATGTAGAAGGCGGTGTACCTCCGCTACTACTTATTATTCCGTGATTTGCTAATATCATAATTATGCTTTTAAGTTTCCGTAAATAGTAGCTTCAGTAGCTGATTTAAAAACCAAAGTTCCACCAGCATATTGACCAGAAGTTTTGTATTTTGAACCATTACTTCTAATTGTCATACCAGCACCAGCAACTATAGTAGTTTCTCCAGCACCATATTGCTCAAACATTAATTGTTTACCATCTGAAAACACATTGGCATTTATAGTTAACGTATTTGCAGTAGCAACATTCATTTCAATTAACGTATCAGCATCAGACAAAGTAGCGACATAAGAAGCAGTCTTTCTACTTCTTGTTAAAGTCTTATCTGTTTTAGCATCTATATTAGCTTGTAGGGCATTTTGTACAGCAGTTAGTTGCCCTTGACTAACAGCACTAAAACCCGAATTAGCAGTATAAAAATCTTCAAACGCAGTTGTAGAAGCAAAAGCATTTCCAGCTTCATCTTGCAAGCTAGCAAAAGGTATATTTAAGAACTCATTTTGCTTTTCTCTAAAGAAAATACTGTAAGCAGTTGAATTAGTTAAATGCTTAGATACAATTACGTGAAACTTGTGTTCCTCAAAATAAGTGTTAGTATCTGTGTCTACTACTAAAAAGTAGTTGTTTTTGGTGAAAACTTTAAAAGCCATAATTTATATTTTTTAAGCAAATTTAAAAATTATATTTCTATGTGTCTAAACATTGAACGTATAAATATCACCAATCCAGCAAGACAATCTGGTGCATCATCATTTTTATTCTTGCCTTCTTGCGAAAATGAATATACATTGTCCATAAACCTTTGGTAGTAACTAGTTTCATTATTCACAAAGAAAAAGTAGTTGTTTATGACTGAACTAGCCATAATTATCCTAGTCATCTTGTTTTGTGTGTTATGAACTTGTAAAATACGTGTTCTAGTAGATTTCTGTAATGTTCTAGCAAATATTGCACCCATAGCATTAGATTCTACTCTACAGTAGTTAACTTTCCACTTAGCTAACATACCAGCACATAATGGAATCGTTACATCAGTATTTTCTTTGGTGTATAGGTAATCAACAACATAAATATCCTTATTTACAATCACAGCTACAACCATAGCAGTAAAGTCTTTCCCTTGGTCGGAAACATCTATGTAAGCCACAGCACCTTGAATGTTTTTCTTAATAGCTTCAAAATCTCTAGCATCAATAATTTTCAAGTCTTTAAACAACCTACCTTTACTATCTACTGGAGTTTGCATATATTCAGCAATCCAAATATCTGGATTGATTCTTTTCTTTATGTCATAGTATTGTTCCGTACTCATAACATCAGCACAGAATGTTTGTCCTTTTTCATCCAATGCAGATATGATTATACTCTTATCATACCTTTTTTGCTCAATATTTCGACCAATCACATCATGAATAGACCATCTAGTACCTATGTCGATTACTGAACAATTACGTTCCAAACGTGAATCATGCGTAGCTTCTTTCCATTGTAATATCCTCTCATTTTGGGTATCACTTAAAGCATCTTCCATACCACGATACAAGTCATCCGTAATAGCTAGCATAGTAGCACCAAAACCAATAATCGTTCCACCAACACCAGCACCAAAATAACCAACTTGCCTAGAATTGGTAGTATTCCAACCTTGTAGGTTAGCTTTATCTGGTGCTAAGTCAAAATCTGGAAATACCATGGTAAACTTTTCTTGCTTTACAATATTTCTAACATCATACGAGAATTTAAGATATAGAGAAGAAGTACAAGTATTTCTCATTATACTCTCTTTAGGATTGTTTCCTAATGACCATGCACAAAATAATGATGTGATATATGATTTACCAGCCCTAGGTGGCATACTTACTGAAAGTCCTCTAATCTTCTTTTCAGCTATCTCTTGGAAAGCTTCAGCTACTTGTCTTAGAAAATCTCTACTTCTAAAAAACTCTCCATCATAAAATAGGCAAAATTCCCAAAAGTTTCTTCTTGACAATTCAGCCCTTGCATACATTCTTAGTGCTTCCTTAATTTCTGTCTGTTCCATAATTTTTGCTTACGTTTTGCTTATACTTTGCTTACTGTTTGCTTCTAGTTTGCTTCAACTATTCACCCTCTGATAAGAATTTTCTTAATTCATCTTCACTAAGGTCGGATAAATCTGGAGTACTAGCCCTTTGCTCTATCTCTAGTGCGTGTGGTTTATAAGCATTGTTCATTACTTCACGATAAGCATTAGTATCACCCTCTAGTGCTTTCTGTATTTGTGCGAGGTGCATCCAGTATTCCAATTCTTGCTTCTCCGTTACACCAGTTACACTATTAGCTTTAGGTGTCATCATAGACAATATCTCAATGACAATACTACTTCTAGTCTTTTTGTGTCTACGGATTTCAGCCCTTTCCTCTCTAGCTTTATCTCTTTCAGCTATTTTATTCTTTAAATTGCCTACTAAACCCTTTTGTCGTTCATAAACAACCTCATATTGGGGAGTATCATTATATTCCTCAACATTATCATCCAATTGCTTCTTCTCAATAGCCAAATGCTCTATTTTAACGTTATTAGAGCCATTTTCAATGTTCATACCATCTTCCATATCATTAAACTATTAAAACACTCTTAAATCGACTTATTTCCTAGATAAATCACTTTCTTTAATAAAACTACCATTAACCATCTTACCTTTTCTATTCCAAATCTCATTTAATGCTATTTTAAGCATATCTGATGGAGTTTTACCCAATTGGTGGCATAAGACTATACCAGTAACAAAATAATCACCTAAGAAGTCCTCTAATTCACTTTCTTTACCTTTTAGGTACGCAGAACAACCCTCACCCAGTTCTTCTTGACACTTCATAAATTGTTTAGGAACATTATCCTTATCCAACAATCCTTTATTATGCGACCACACCCATACCAAATGAAACAACTCATTCAAATCATTTCCCTCAATCTTAAAATCCATAGTTCATATTTTTTATTAATCACAAATATAATTAATAAACTATAATATCATAACTAATCAAATTGTTGAAAAAAAGTTAATCAAATATTTTTTTCTTTTTACAACTCTCTTATATTAAAATAATATTAGATATTATTAATAATATTATTATATCTATAATAATAATAATACTTATAATAATAATAATATATATAATAATATAAGCACTTTTTTTTGTTTTTTAAGTGTAATTCATATAAAACTAAATCTAATCTAAAAACATAATCATCTGTAAACAACCATATTATAATAAATAAAAAAGCAAAAAATAAGCAGATGCGAAGCAAAATGTAAGCAAACGTAAAGCAAAAGCGAAGCAAATGATAAGCAAAATATATGCAAAAAATATTTTTAAAAAATTAAGAGATTCTATTACTATCTCTCAATATTTACTTATTTAATCTATTATAAATTTATAATAAAAATCATTTTCATACAGAAATTTTTTAGGCAAAATTCAATTCCAGATTCAAATAATTCCATCTTATCATCTTGTTAAACCCAACAAAACGTTAAGCATTAAGGAAACTAAGGATATTAAGGAAACAAAGGACACATAAACAACAGAAAAACTAATCATAAGCATAATACATGGTGTTATGATAAATAAACAACCAAAAAGATTATAAGTTTGTTATAAAAAAGTATTTTTTGATAAAAATTGTAGAGGGGTATATATAAATAATCAACTTCCACTTAGACCGAGAAAATCGACCTTTTAGCTGAAAATGAGCCAATTAAGCATAAAAAAAGGGTTAAAAACTTAGTTCTAACCCTTAATTCTGTCTTTTTTAGTGTTAATTAATGAAATAAATTAGTAATAATATGGTATAAATTAGTGATGCTCGTATAATTGAGCCTTTAATTTGTTCTTTATCACTTAACCAACTGGTTAAATTTTTACTTTCTATGTGGATTAATAGAGTTAATAATAACCTATCCAATATAAACAAACTAACTATCAAAGGAAATAATATTACAACCTTACTAAAAAGGTAGGTCATTTTTAGGTACTTCATTGCTTTCTTTTTTTACATATTTCTTACCATTACCAACGAAAATAAACTCATTTCCTAACTTAGATTTAAGCTGGATTGTATTCCCAAACTTATCAGGATTATCATTTATAAACATCGTAACGCTTATAAATTCATTCCCATTTTTTGAAACAAATTTTTCAATCTTTTTTAACTCTGTGAAATTCAAACTTATCGAATACATTTTAATATAATTTTTTAATTAATAAATTGTTTTTTGCTTATGCTTTGCTTATGCTTTGCTTATTCCTATGATGTATCTATATAATTTTTCATGTTGTTTATTGTTATTTATTTGGGTCTGAATGTATATTTTACTACTAATAACCAAAATATAAACACTAATATCAAAGCTATTATATCAATTGCTAAAAGTATGTATTTAGATGTGTTTTTTTCTGTTCTTCTCATTGGTTTAAATTTTAATATTAGTATTCTGTACCATCAATTAAATAGTTGTTTTGTTGGTAGATTAAACTTTGTTTTACTTGTTCATCTTCTTGCCAGTAGTTAAAATTACTTTCTAAACTTCTGTAAAAATCTATACAAATAGATTCAAAAGTTTCTATTAAATAAGTCTCAAAAAGACTTTCAAGGCGTTCTAATAAACTAATTATGTTAGTATGGTTATACTGGTTTAAAGTTATGTTAGTTTCTAAATCTATGTAGTGCGTACTGCTTTTTTCATGGTAGTATCTAAAATTGTGTGTGTTTTTTGCGTGTGCAATTGTATTATTTATTATTAGCTGCTTTCTTTTTTCAGTTAAAAAATTGCACTCTTTTTCTATAAATTCATAAAAAAAATCTTGGTTTATTCTGTCATACAAAAATACTGCTCCATCACCTTGTGACCAAAAACCCGAATAGTAAACTTTTGTTTTATTAAATATTAAATTATCTTCTTTAAACTCATCAATTAAAAAATCATACCAGTTATCATCGAACGTGTTAATGTCTCTATTCTTTTCGATTAACTTGTTTTGTACTTCTGTTGGTAGTTCTTCAAAAGTGTAAATTTCAAACGTTTTAATTTCTGTTCTCATGGTTTAAATTTTAATCAATTAATAAATTTTCAATTTCTTGAATTAGTTTTGTTGCATCTTCTTGTAAATATTTTTGAATTAATAAGGTTGCAAGTATTTCAGAATTTAATTTTTTTGGGGTGTATCCGTATTCCTCTGCAATTTCCAGGGATTCTCTTAAACTTATATCATTGTTTTTTAAAATGTCTATAGCTGTAGAATAATAAATAACTTCTGTTTGATAAATTAAAGTTTCAATTTCTTCTATTACTTGATTCATGCTTTCGGGTTCATGGTTGAAAATATCATAAAATGATATGTAACTATTGAATAATTCATAAGATTCAAAAATTTCTTTGATTTCTTGTTTTTGGATTTCTGTAAACATGGTTTTTGGTTTTATAGATTAATAATTTGTTCACCTATTTCGGTTAAATTGTTTCGGTTTATGTTGTGGCATCCTACTTTTAATACACCATTTAAACTTATTACTGTGTAATATCCTATTCTATATCCTTTTACTTCTGTACCCTCTTTAATTAGCTTATAAAGGGCTTTTGCTTCGTTTATATCAATTTTAATTTGTTGTGTTGTTTCTATTTGTGTTTTATCTTCTGAAATTCTTAAAAAGTCTTCATTTAAATCACGTGTGTTAATGTAGTCTATTTCGTAATTAAAGAATTTTTCTAAATCTTTTTTTAGTTCCTCTTTCGCTTTCTCTTTCTCTCTTTTTACTCTTTCTTTTCCTGCTTCAATAAAACTTTCTTTGTTCTCGAAAATTTGCAAATATATGCTTTGAATTTCTTTAAAATTATCATTCAATTTTAATGCTTCTTCACTTACTAAATTATATCCACTGTAGGAATGGTTAACAAACTGTTTAAATTCTTTTACAAAGCTTGTAAATGATTCATATGCGTTAATTATTTCAAGTGCGTAAACCTCCTTTTTACGTGCGTTAATTAGTTTCTGACTTGCTTCTTTGATTCTGTCATAAACATTATTTAAACAAATATCTCTAAAAAAATGTTGCTTATATTGTCGGGTGGCTTGCGTAATTTGTGAGATGTGTTTTGATGTTGTGTTACTATAGCCCGTATTATTTATTAAGATAGTTTCATCGTTTATAAATTCAGCTAGTAAATAATGGTATCCATAGGAATAAATTTTATTTCTATCATCAAAAAATAAATTTCGGCTGCTTGTTGTTCCTTCGTCTTGCGTTCTTTGTGCAAAAACATGACAAACTTCAATTGAGGATGTAAATACTTTTTTCATGGTTTTTTGGTTTTTATTGGTTTATAAATTATTTGCTTTTTAACGTGCTTTGTTTTTCTACTGGATTAATACCTTGTATTATTTCTATTATACGTTTATATCTTGTTATTTCACCGTATAAACGTTTGTTTTTAATCTCATCATTAATTAATGATTGATATTTTTTAATGATTTCTTTTTTTGTCTTCATGGTTTTGGTTTTAGTAGTTAGTTAATATTAATGTATCTGTTAAAACTTTAACGTTTAATAAAGTTTGTTTAGATGTTCTTATTAAAATTCTTTCGGCTTGAATTTGTGAGGTGTTTAACGGTTCACTGTAATTTGATAAACTTGTACTAATTCTATTTGCTTTGTTGCTTTGTTCTGTTGTGTATTCATATTTATAAATAAAATTACTTTCTTTCTTACAACTTGTCAAAAGTGCCAAAATTGATAATGTTAAAAATATTGCTTTCATAGTCTTAATTTTTTAATTAATTAATAAACGAATAATTCCAAGTACTTAAATTCATTTTCAAACATAAAGAGTAAAATTTTTTTAAAGCTTTTTCTGAAGTATCAAATTTAAAAGTCTTTTCTAAAAATCTATTATTTAATATCTGTACAACAAAACAACTGTTTAAATCAACTGTTTTTATTTGTCTAACACTTACAAATTTTTCCCCATTTAAAGTCATTGCATAATCAATGCTTTTTATAATTTCAATTGCTTTCATGATGTTTTTGTTTTAAATTGTTAATTATCAGTCAGTTAGCTTAGAAAGGGTCTGTTTTTTCCATTCCTTTCTTTTACAAATATACATATTATTTATTAATAACAAAACAATTATTAAAAAATAATAAAAAAAAGTTTTAATTGTTGGGAGGTGCTTTTTTGAATAATGAAACACGCACGCAAATAACAAATATTTTTAAATATCCTAACAAATTAACATTTTTAACATAGGACCGAAAAAGTACATTTATATAATTTACCAATACTACCTCCCACTTGACCAGTAGACTATTGCCTAAGATTCTTATGCCTAGGTCGTTTCCACAAATCGCTGTTTATACAAATTTGTATATATACAGTTGGCTATAATAAATTTATTTTGCTGAAAATTTGAAAAAATATTTTTTTTCCTTTATACGATTGGCTATAAAAAATTTATTCTGTTAAAAAATTGGTTATATACTGCTGGCTACAAAAAATTTATTTTATCAAAAATTCCGTTTATATAGTGCTGGCTATAAAAAATTTAAGACATAAAAAAAAGGAGCTAGAACTTAATCTAACCCCTTTTTCCAAAACCATTTGACAAGAAATCCGTACAAATATAATAAAATTATTTAAAGATTGTACATTTTAGAAATTTCTTCATTAATTCCGTAATCAATTAATATCTTTTTACCAGATTCATCCTCACCCCAATTGGCTCTATTATACAAATCACACATCACTATGTTTAATTCTTCAATGTTATTCTTTACTCTAAATACATCTAGATGAAGAACCTCTCTAACTGGTTTATATCGTTTCATACATACAACACCATACTTGAACCAATAAAGTTCGCCTATAAGGTTTAAATGCTTGTATTTATCCCATATATAAGCTTCTTGTAAGCATTGTAAGTAACCTCTAAGACTAATTGGAATCTTTACTACACGATTTTTGAATATTAGCACTACTCTGGTGCTTACCTTTATCTTCATATATACGTTTGGCTATAAAAATTTTTTACCCTTTTAAACTTCGTTCATAATCAACTCTATCTTCTTTAGAGGTGAAATATCTTCTGTTAGTAGTATCTTGAATACTATACAATGAATTTGCATGGTTTAAATCAGATATTCTAACACCTTTAAGGTATTGCATATGACAAACGGAACAACTGCATCCAGAAGTTCCGTATATCGTTTTACCTATATTATCTCTAAACCAATCAATGTGTCTTAATTCTCTGTCCATTCTTTTAAGTATAAATCTATAAGAAATTTAGTTTTTTCTAAATCTTCTTTAAAATTACCTTTTTTTCTACATCTAACAATACGTTTGACTATATCAAATTCCCAAGTGTTTAACCCTTGCTTATCTGCAAATAGATACAAACTACCATTAGAATTGTCATAGTGTTTAGGTGCTTCATCTGTGCTTTCTGATTTTGGAAATTCAAAATAAGCATCAAATTCTTTAAACTCATAGAAAACTTCTGTACCATTATTATTGGTTAATGTAAAATACCTTGAATCCGTATGGTTGACTTTATAAGTTTTACCAAAGGTAAAATGCTGAAAACTCTTTTCTTTTACAATAATCTCATCACCTCTATTTACTTTTCTCATAATTAAATATTTGTTCTAATAAATAAATTTCACTTGCCTTAACAAACTTTTCTTCTCCAGTATCTTTAAGTACAAAAATAATCAAACTATAATAGCTATTATTTATATGATAAGCCATTGATTTTAATGGCATTTCAGAAGCTATCTCTAAGCAACCATCCTTAATATGTATTCTATAATAATTCATAAACTTTTAAACTTTGATTAAACACTCCTTTTTCTTTTAACTGGTCTAACATTAATTGCACAACTTCTCTAGTTTCTTGCTGTGCATCTGGCTTTAACCTTTGCTTACACAATCTGATTAAAGAATACAAACTACCAGTCCATACCATTGTAGTATTTAGATTTAATGGTAAAATAGTTCTAGCTTGTTCTTTACTTACACCAAGATTAATTAGTTGTTTATAAGCATTTTGACAAAACTCTTTTACTGAATATTCAATAATATTACAAGCTTCTTGACCATAAATATCTAATGGCTCTGCACTGCCTTGCTTACTGCTTTTACTTTGTGTTCTCCACTCTTTAATTAAAGTATAAGTATCTGAAAAATCAACATACCTTCCAGAGATAGAATTATATTCAACACCAGCTTGTGTTTTAACAATTTGTCTTTCTACATAGATTGGAATTTGCAATCTGTATTGTACTTTAGGATGGCTGAATGGACTCCAATGATTATTCCTAGCTAAATAGCTTATTAACTTATCATTCTCATCTTCTGTGTACATTTCAGCTAGTTTGTCGTATGATGCTCTAGCTACATCAACTACCATTTCATCATCACCAAATACTTTTAATAACTCTACTTTCATTTTATTTTTATTAAATTACTTCACTCCATTGTTTTGCCATTGCATCTGCTACACCTTGAAAAGTCTTACTTCTGATTCCTCTCCTTTCTTCTGGTGTTTTAGCTTCTTGAAATGCTTTGTAATACCACATTGGCATACGTTTCTTTTCTCCTTTTTTACTTGTAAACTCAAAAAACTCACCTTTTTCTACAACATCTGTAGGTATTAGATTAGGTAAATTCTTTAACCATAAACAAGTACTTTTCTGTGCTTTATCTCCAAACCACCAAGGTTGAACAATTTGATTAGGTTTCCTATATTTCTTACTCATAATTCCTATAGGATTTTCAACTGCAATCTTATCAATATCAACATTAATAATATTCATAAAAAAGTCTATGCTTTTTTGTTGTGAACCATCTGCTATCTTACGTTCAAAATGCCTAGCACCACTAACAGATAGGTCTGTGCATGGTGGAAATGCTATCATTAAGTCAAACTTTTTCTCACGTTTAATAACCTCAAAAACATCTTCTTGAAAATGCCATTCTGGATGACCACCAGTACAAGGCAAAATATCACAACTGTATGCTTCTATACCTAACTTTCTGAAAGCTTTTGTTACTGCTTGACTTTCCTCACAAGCTACTAATACTCTTTTCATTTTATTTCATTTAATGTTTCTTGCCACAACTCTAATGTCTTTTCAAAACCAATTACCTCTGATACTTTACCAATGAATAACTGTCTTTTTAAAGTTTCTTTTTTCTCCATTTCTTTTGCTTTTTCAACTAGTTTAGGTGATATGTACATTACACCTTGTTCTTTTTTTAAACCTCCGTTATTAAACATTTGGTCTAATAGATATTCTACTGCTGTCTGTTTCATAACTTTTCACTTAAAAATCTCATTACTAATACTGCTAAATCATTAGCACTAATTCCACTAACATTTATCTGTTCTTGAACCCAACCACCTAGAGTGTCTTTAGCATCTTCAAACTCATCTGATTGATTATCTTTTAACTTCTGTATGTACATACCCAAATCATCAGTAAAACTCTGTAGAAACGCATGATTCTGTAAGTTAACTGGTTTCTGTAAATCTCCAATGTAATACACCAGATTACAACCTCTTTTAGTATTCTTAGTTACCAACCATATACCATCATGCAAGTTAGGGTAATTAACTCCAGCTGGCACGTATTTTCTTCCTTGTTTAATATAGTATTGTTCCATTTGTTTTATTTTAATCTTTGTATATGCTATTTAGCGTATAGCCTTTAGTTAGCGGTAATACCAACAGACACCCTGCTATAAATTGAACTGTTTGACATTTGGAATTTGCTCAACCTGTGTAAGTGAAATTAAGACGTATGCTTTTTTGTTTTCCTTTTTTGACAATCTCAACATTTCCTGAAAAGCATCCTCGTATTTTTCGTGTTTCAGTTTTGGTGGATGAGCACCACCTTCGACAACTACCATATAAAATGGTTTACAATCTGTTAAAGGTTCAATTTTACCTTCAAACTTTACTTCTTTTTTCTTTGACATATTATTGTTTTTAAATTAATTAACTCCCACAGAAAAGGCAATCATTTTCATCATCATCTGCATCTGGATTGGTTTCAATCTCTGGATTTAATTGTTTCTTTAACTCATAAATCTTTTGTAAAATATCACCATCCTGAAATAAATCACCAGTCAATAATGATTTAAGTTCTTCTATTTGCTTTTTAATTGTTGTCATCTTCTTTAGTATTTACTGCTTTTCTAATCATTCTGCCTAAATTAATTACTCTTACTCTGTTACTACGAAAAGTCCATCTTTCATAACCAACATCAAAGGTGGGCTGTACTACCCACCTATTTCTATTCTTATTGTTCTTATTCATTCTCAAAACTTTTTATATGTTCATAAACTTCTTGCCAGTAAGCTGTATCAAGCATAATTGTATCGCATACTTGAAAGACTTTATCTAATGCTATCTTACTACAAGCAATAGCTAAATCGTGATTATCTAACTCACTCATATAAGTCCAGTACAGACTTCTTGCTTCATCAATTGGTTTCATTCGGTGCTTCTACTATGGTTACTTTAATATTTTGCTTAAACTCGTCTATGCTTTTTACTATGTTAGAATAAGTTTGAACCATAGTTACATTTCCAGTTTCTACAAATGTGTTAGCATACAATTCTACACCAGTGATAAAAGCATTGGCACACCTCCTTAATTCGTGCCTATGAAACATATTAGTGTTTACCTCGTCTATGCTGTGAATAGCTGATTGGCACAACATAACTGCTCTAGCTATGTGTTCATAATATAATTTAGCTTGTTCTCTTTGTTTCTCTGGTAGCTGATTTAAGCTTGTGATTTTTGTTTTCATAATGATTTTAAATAGATTTCTAATTCTTCTCCCTCTAATTGCTGAATCTCGTAAGTGGACTCATAATATAAATCGTTCATAACTCGTTAAATTTTTCAACTTTAATTTTAATTACTCCTTTTCTTAAATTAGCTATTCTGCTAAATGCACCTTTAGATAAATCTAGCTTGCGACCTCTAAATGCACCAGTATCGTTTACTTTAACAACAACTGATTTACCATTAGCTACATTAGTTACTTCTAGTAGTGTTCCTACTTTATAGTGATTACTAGCACAAGTCATCTTGTTACTATCAAACACTTCTCCAGATGAAGTATAGTTACCATCTAAACTATACCAAGTTGCGAACCAACTTATCAATAAAAATAAATTCATAATTTCTAATATAATTTATAACTTCTAACTCTATCTGTTTAGCATAAGTAATGCCATAGCAACCTATTCTCAAATGTGGTGGTGCTAGTTCTAAACCTTTACAAGTACAACTCATGCTATTTAATTTGTAAGTTAACATTCTCTACTAATCTGCAACCATATACTGTTTCACCACTTTCTAGTGCTTTCTTGATTGCTACCTTATCTGCTGTTTCAGTAACCTTAACAGTCTTATACTGCTTAGGTAAATCATTTACATCATAATCAACAACTACTTGCTTAGATTTTCTAGTACCTATTTTAACAAACCCAGCTTCATAATTACCAAAGATGGAAACTGCTTGTAACAAGTTTGTTTTAAGTCTTGATACCAATGTATCATTATACTTTTTCATAGCTTGTAATCGTTTAATTTCATCATCTATTCTATCATTAAAGCTTTCTCTTTGCTTGATAACTTCAACATAAGCAATAGACTTAACTTCTAACTCTGATTTCTTGATGATTAGTTCTTCTTCTAACTCTGGTGTCAACACACCCTCTGCCATTTCTATTCTGCCAAATAACTCCATGTATTCAGCATTAATTTTGTATAAAGATTTTGTTTCCATGATTTCTAAGTTTAGTCTTGTTTCTTTGCTTCTTCTATTAATTCTTTTATTCTCTCATCCTCAAAGCCAATTGCTTTACCTAAAACAAAAGCCATATCATCTACATCCTCACAAACTGCATATTCAATCGCTTTAAATTCAGCTGATGATTGTTTTTCTTCAGTTATATTCTCCCATAAACCTTTAGCAAAAAGTTCTGCTAATTCTTTATTTGCAAAATGATATGTACCTACCAATTCATTCTCAATCAATAAGTCTAATGTTACTACCTTAATCATAATCTTAAATGTTATTTAATGCGTTTTCTAATTTAGTTCTTTGTTCTGCTGTAATGGAATATTTAACCCCTACATTCTCTAGCAACATCATCATCTTTCCAGATTCAATTGCTATATTAACTTGCTCATCTGTTACTTGTACCAATTTGATTGGTTTAGATAACGGAATAGTATCTTCTGGTTTAGCTACAGATGGTTTCTCATCTTTACCATGAGTATTTGTAGCATCAGCATCTTTTGTATCATCCAGTAAAAATAAACCAGTAAGACAATACTTTCGTGCATATGAACTTGAAGCACCAAAACATTGTGCAACATCCATACCCTTTCTGTTAATATCTATACCAGCTTGTGCTTTAACTTCGATAGCATCACCACAATACATAAAAGTTGCTGTAGATTCTATGTAAGGAATAGCCAAAACCTCTTTTACTTCGTCTTGAACCACCAATGTAGCACCATACTTCTGAAGCAATGGTTTAACAGCTTCTTGAATATCCTCACAATTTCTGTACTTATATTTACCAAATGAATTGTATTGATTCTTTGGTGCTTTAAGTTCAAACTGAATAAGTGTCAAACACTCGTTAACAGTTATAATTCCTAGTTCTTCGCTCATTTTTTCTTAATTAAGTTTCCTAATTCAAATTCTGTCAATACTTGCTGGTCTATAATAGCACCAAGTATTTCGATTGCTAGATTAACTGAATCTTCTTTCGTTCTAACAATTCTGCTACCTACTAAACCAATACCCTTAACCTTATTAAGAGTGGTAGTAGACTTTTCGTTTAAGTCAATAATGTTCTTTGCCATTTTATATATTATTTAATTGTTTTTTAATCTGTTCTATTCTACTTCTCTGTTCCATTAAGTCAGTCATCAGATGAAATGTAAAAAGTGTCTGTACACTCTTTAAAACTATCTCATCACATTGATTGTTACACAACCTCTTATACTCACTATAAACATGATTTAAAACATCAGTTCTTAATGAAAATTCTAATGATGATGACTGATTAATCATTGAAGCAACTTCTTTTGCTATGATATTAACATTGTCAAATGTTAGTGCATTAAACTCATAAAGTTTAATCTTATTAAATGTTTCCATTGATTTTTATATTAATTTGTTTATTAATCTATTCAACTTCTCGCCAATATTTCAAAGAACTCCGTTTGTTTCTTGATACAAAGTTATAATAAAAATCTAATAGAAAAATTATTTTTTAATTATTTTTAATCTTTTTTTAATTTCTTCGTGCATAGTCTTGATTTCCAGTATGCTAAATTTTAATTTATTTTCACTTTGATTGTCCAGATAAGCTAAATTGTACTCTCCAATCCTATCAACTATCTTAATTCTGTATTTAATTAAGTTACCATGGAAGTGTTTATTGCATTGAATACATTGTCCATGTACATTGTACTCATCAAATCTTAGCATTTCACACTTAGTATCATAGAAATGTCCAGCATGATAATCTCTAATGTCTTTTAGAATAGCATTACAGCTGATGCATTCTTTACCTAAATCCCTATAACGAACAAAAGTGTTGAAGTCCTTTTGTAGTTTATCAAGTAAATCAGCCCTAGATTCAAGTGATTCAGAAAGCTTTTTCTTTCTTTCATTCCACTCTAACTGCTTCTTTATCTCAACATACTTTAAAGCACATTCAACACTACAACATTCGTTTTCAGATTTCTTTTTACATACTTTGCATTTCATATCTGAATATTATTTTCTATACCATACTCTACCATGAGTTGAGCATATATTCTTTCTGCTGTGAATAGTGTATGTTCAAGTTTTTTCTTTTCATCATAAACTCTAAATTTCTTAACAGCTTCAATCTGTAATTCCTTACATTTTTCTGGACTTACTTTCCCTCTAAACCTATTAAAGATTGCTTTAGCTTGGAATATATCGCCTAACCACTCTCCTAGTCCTAGAGAAGCTTTATATACGTTTAAAGCATTGGTTTCAAACTCATCTTGCTTAACCTTTGTTTCTTCTGCAATCCTCTCATCCTCTAAGATTCTTTTTTGCTCATTTGATATTTCCATCTTTATAACTGAATATTGTTTTATTGGCTCTATCAAATCTGACTTAGTTAGATTTCTCCAATCAGTCCTTTGTTTAGAGAATCTCTCGTAAGCATATTCAACATCACTTAATGTTAGCTTGCTAAAGTTCTTTGTTATCTCTGTAACAACTGCCTTAATTAGTGCATCACTTAAACTTGTAGCTTTAATTCCAAAATGAACATCTGCTGAATTAATAATCACCTCATAAATGCTTACTGCTAATTCTACTTGGTCTATGTAATCTCTTATCTGTATTCCAGATGAATGCCTATGACAATCTTGTTCGCTTACACTACTTAACCTTGCCACCAACCTGCTGTAGCAACTTTTTTCTAAATTCATCAACTGCTGTGAGTTGAGTATCATTCCTCGTTCCATTTATAATCTTATTTTTCTTGTTTTCATAATCCCAATGCCTATCATTCCATAACCTCAATCTTCGCTTAGTATCCCATGTTTTCTGTAACTCCCACTTCATCTTACTTCTAGCTAAGTTTGGCTCACTCCAGTAGTCTATAAATCCATCAATTACCTTCTGAACAAATAAATCCTCATGTAGCTTAACATCAGCTATAAACAGTTCTTTACGTTTGAGAAGATTAACTTCTTTCAGATTTCTATTATCATCAACATCATAATGTGATAACTTAGAAACAGTACCTTTTAAGTTCTGGTCGTTTATATTTGCTAGCTTCTGTGCATCATCTTTAGCAATCTTTTTAATACGTTTCTTTTCCTCATCTTTCATCTTAATTGTTACACCATTCTTGAACTTCTTAATGTTAGCATCTAGCTGTGGTCTAAGAAGCATGAATATAGTTTTAAGGTGATTAGGTAACTCTGGCTCTACAAAGTTCAGTCCGTAATTAAAAATAGCTGAATAAACCATTCCTTTTTCTTCAAAGTTTAAGTGTTCTATCGCTTCATAAAATCCACGATAAAACAACATATTACTCCTTTTCGCTTCTTCCGATTCCATCTTGACTAAAATTATATTCTTCAACCCATATATACTTTTTCTTATCTGCTGATACAACTGGATATATACGTCTGTAAATTATATCATTAAAATTAGCTTCTTCTTCAGTCAAATCATATTCTTTTCTATTATTAAGCAAATGTATAATGCTCGTATGATTTTTCATGCACAAAACATAAGCAATCTCATCTAATGTTAGACCTAGCTTATTTAGCTTTCTTGAAGCTATTTGTCTAATATTAGTCATCTTCATATTCTTATGATTCATAGCCAATGGACTGCTAAAATACATTCTATATACATCAATCTTTTTCAACTGCTCTTGAAAAGCATCATCCATTAATTGCTCTAATTTATATCTGCTCATTTCTTTTGTCAATTACTTGTTTAACATCAAATACAATTCTATAATCTGCTGAATGATTATTTTCTTGTAAAAATTTTTCCAATTCCCAGCTTTCTGTATAAGCCAGTGTGTAGACGTATAGATTTTGGTCGTAACCATCTACTACTGCTATCGTTTTTAAATTCTGTTCCATCCTCTCTTTCTTTTAATAGTTTTAAATATAAATCAATGTTAAAATTGTCATACACTTTTTGTGCTTCGTGTATAGCTACTGATATTTCAAAATCCGATTTCATAAAATAAGTCTTTATTTTTATACTCAAAGTCCTCAAATATTTCTAACTCTTTCATGTAACACAAGAAGTTTTTATCCTTATCATACAACTCTCCATTCCATACATCAAACTCCTTTTCTAATTCTTCAAATCTGATTATAAGTTCATCCCTATTTTTAAATATAAACTCAACTTCATCATCCCTAAATATTACTGGTGTTACAAAACATCCAAATAATTTATTTATAAGTTTTACTTGCTTTATCATCCCTTTCTCCTTTCAAAAATTTAAACTGTTCTGTTTCACTAAATCTATTAAACTCATAAATACCTCCGTTATCATCAGCTATTTTCTGAATAAATAAGTGCTTGTTCTCTCTAAAAAATCTGATACAATCAGAACTAAGTTTGTATGTTACAAATCCATCAAACTGAATGTCTATAACTTCATACTTCTTAAAACAAGTGTCCTTATCAGACTTTAACCACTCATGGTAAACCATAACTGCAAATGGTTTTCTTTGCTTAATCTTTTCTACGATTGATTCTCTTACTACAATGTTTGTCATACTTAATGGTTTTAATTATTAATTTATAACAAAAGTAATATAAAATATTTAATCCACAAGTTTTTGATAAAAAAAAATACCAATCAAATTAATGACTGGTATCTTAAATATGAGTTTTATGTATTGTTATACTAAAATTCGTCTATCAAACAGTAAGTGATTCTATTCTGATTCTTAACCATATTTATCAACATCAAATATGTTTCTGTATCGTTAACTACTTGACATCCAGCACTCCAATTTCCAATTACTGGTGTTACTACATGATGAGTAAAATCATATTTAGTAGAGTGAAAGTTAATACCGAATAAACCTTTGATTGGTTTACCTAATTCTTCAGCACGAACATCCATATCACCATCACGAAAGATAAGTATGTTACCTACTTGAACTAAAGCTGGCATTTTACCTCTGTGCAATCCGTATCTCCATAAGTCATAATACCACTCATCAGCTTTAACGTGTGCTGAACCTACTTTGTTATAGCTTAGGAAACCACCTTTTAAAATAGGTGTTCCAGCATTAGTAGTCATTGGAAATACTTTAATGAATTGTTCACCTCTAAACAGATAACCTTTATCATCAAACACATTAGGTGCATCCTCATTACTTCTAACACCTAAAAACCAATAACCATCTGGAATAGCTTTAAAAGACTTTAAAGACTTTACTTTGTTTAGTAATTCTGAACTTGTGTAATTTCTAACGTTAGTTTTCATTTTCGTGTGATTTCAAAGAGTTTATCTATACATTGAGTAATGTGGTCTATCTTTTTATTTAACTCTCTTAGATTAGTGTTTAATTCCTTTTCAATATTCTGAATCTTTATCTCACTAGCTTGATGAGTTAAATCAATCTTGTTCTTTAATTCAATAACTTGATTCACTACAGCTTTATGTTCTTCCATAGTCTTACGTAAAAAATAAGAAATTATACCTAATAAAGCACCTCCAATGTACATTAACATTTCCATCAATCTTCAATAGTTAATTGTGCTAACGCACTAATAGTTGAACCTAATGTAACTAATATTCCACCAATAATTGGCTGAAACTTAATGATTACACCTCCAAGTACACCAATTGCCAAACCATTCTTCTGTACTTTCTTCCAGAACTTAGGTGTTGGACTATTCCATCTTTTAATTAACTCTTTCATTTTGTAAACGTATAAATTTTAAAACTTCCATCTTCAAATACAACAAGATATTCTGTCAAACCCATGTTCTTGTGTACTTCTTTAATCTTTAGTCCGTCTACTCTATTACCGACTTTCAATTCTTTCTTATCCATTATAGTATGAACGTTTATTCCTTACTTTATCTGAAACAACACATTTTACACTCGCTAAGTTAGATAAATTTTTGTAATCTACCTCTGGTGAATCTTCAACAACTACGTTAAAATCTTTGTAAGTCTGTACGTGATTAAAGTCATTGTGGTCTGTGATATACAAGTCTGTTTCTGAAAGTAGGTATAAATCAATTAGTTTGCTAGTGTAATTAGATTTTACTGGGTCTGTCAATAACTCGTAATTATTTAATTGTTCTCTAACAACATTTTTAACCATTCTCTGTTGATTAATCAAATTGTCTATAGCAAAGTTAGGTTTACGATTACCAAACATACCAAACACTCTTAAAGTGTCTACCACATTGCTATTAGTAAAATCAATATCTTCTATGGTATGAAACTGATTGAAAACAGCTTTAAGTCTAATTTGATTCTTAGCTAAAAATGTTGAATAAGGCTGTAAATTATAAATACCCCAAATAGTAGTAAATGGTGTTCCAGATAAAACACTTGCAACTTCTAAAGTATAACATCCAGCACCCTCCAATGCTAAAACTTCACTCCAATTAATTGTAACGTATTTAGAGTATTGCTCTTTTTCAGTATCAAAGCTTTTTACAACTAAAGTATAATTAGACAATGCTACACCATCTTTCTTTAAAGAGAATGTAGCTGTATCAGTTGATTCATTTAGTTTTGCCCAAGCTGATGTAACATCATTTTTCCATTCATCTGTTTTTACTGTTTGTGCAAACACATTGTAAATATCACAACAATCTTTTACTCCATAATCTTCAATTGTTACAACTTTTGGTAATGTTACAATCTTAAAAACTTTTTTTACTCTGTTAAATATTGGCTCACTCATTGCTGTAAATTATAATGTAAAACTATCTCTAATGTTTTGTGGAATATTCTGCATTGATTTAAACTCTAGATACATAATTGGTGTCATCTCTTGAATGAAATCAGCTATTATACCCATTAAATCTTGTTTACTACTTACTATCTTATAAGAAGCTAAGTATTTAGATATTTGCTCATCTAAAGGAAATATCCTAACATTCACTTGACCATCATCAAGCAATATTGTTTCGTATGTTAATTCAAAAGTTGTCATATTATGCTACGGAATAAACTCCAAATTTATTATATAAATAAAACTCTCCACTATTTGTTACTGGTGTTCCCATACATCTACTAGCAAAGAAATTTAAACCTTGTGTGTGTAATGGTAAATCATTTGTTAACGTACCCTCTGCTATTGCATTAGTTTCAAGATTAACTATTCTGTAATGTACAGATGATGAATTTACTGGATTGTAAATCTGAACTTGATAAATTGTTGTTAAAGCACTACCAGATGTTCTATTTGCTGGAAAGTTAACACCTAAATCTACTTTAGTACAAGTACCAGTAGCATCATTCGTAAACACTTGTAAATTTGTATCTAAAGCATCTGAACCAATACCAATAACATTAGTTAAAGAAGATACTAATACAGCATCTGTATAGGTTAAATCAGTTGTTACTCCAGCCATACCAAAGAATTGTCGACAACCACTACCATACCCAGCATCAGATATAGCAAAAGAACAAACAAATCTAAATCCACCACCAACATACCACAACAAAGCTGAACCCCTAGTACCAGTATATCTACCAGTTGAAACTACTGTAGCATAGTATCTTAGTCTGATATTTTTCAAGTTAAAAGGTGTACTAGCAACTGTTTGTGCTTGAGTTGAAGCTGTAGTAGAAGCTGTTATACCACCTTCTGTTGTTACAGAACTTGAATTGTTAGCATAAGTTATTCCTCTAAAAAACTCTCTAGCACTAAACTTAAATAAATCTACAGAAGCTGACGTTGTTAAATTACCATTTATATAAAATTCAGTAGCACTTACAGCTATAATACTTACTACACCATACTTTGAAGCTGTAGTATATGTTCCAGTACCACTATTTATAGTTACTCCTACACCAGCTGTTATTGTTGTTTGTCCATCACCATAAGGGATATATAAGAATTGGTCGCCACTAGAAAAAATATTTGCTGGAATTGTTAATGTATTAGGTGTTGCTGAATCTATTTCAACAAGTTTTGCTCTATCAGAAAGTTGTAAAGTATATGAAGCATTTTGTCTATTTCTAGGTATGTTCTTATCTAATTTGCCATTAAAAGTATTCCAATCAGTAGAGCTTAACCAACCATCAGCAGAAGTAGTAGCTTGCCCTAAAACAGATTTAGCTGTACCATTTTTCCAT